CGTCGAGGTCTGGATCAATTGTGATGTCCGCTGGCTCTTTATGTTTTCCAGCAACTTTTGTTTTTTTGAATGCTCCCTGCTCCTCAGTTCCAATAGCTTCAATAGTTTTGATTGCATGGATAAGCGTTGTTACTCCTTCTGGTGGGTTTACATTAAGTAGTAAATACGCCTGTAGTTTGTTCCAGTCTTCGTGTGAGGTTATTGCCGAGCATAGGGATTTTACTTTTTCTGTTGTCATGTTTGTGTTGGTGTCTGCATTGGAGTTTCTTCCATCTCAACTTCTTCGGTAGCCTCTGGAGTTTCGACTTCCATTTCTTCAGTCTCTTCTTCCTCTGGCTCCTCTTCTTCCATCTCTGGAGCTTCCATCTCTGGTTGCTCTGCCTTCGTCTTACCTTTCATCTTCTGAATTTCAGCGCGAGCTTTAGCCTTCTGAAGCGCGAGTTGGGTGATACCCTGTTCCTTGCGCTGCTCAGTGCGTTGAGCGTGTGAGATAGAAGCCTTGCCAATCGAGATGTCAGCGAGCTTCTTCTTGGTATCAATCTCAATGCCAGACTTAGCAGCGAGGTATTGAAGTTTGATGTCTTCCTCGGAGTTAGGTTGACCAGATTTTTGAGCTTCAGCTTCTGCCATCTGAACATACACTTGCTGGAGTTCGTCGGCCATTCCTTGAGCTTCGTTCATGCCTTGCATGAATTGTTTCAAGAAGTCCTGCTTCGATGGGTCTTTGCTGATATACTCAACGTGCGCCATGATATGACCACCCTTGAACTTGATAGCGCGGACAGCTTTCGAGATTTCGGCAAACTCTGGATTACCTTGCTGCACGGATTGCAGGTTCATCTGCAACTGCATTGCCAAGTCTTGGAAGTGACCTTGAGCGTGTTCAATGTGCGGATCAGTTGGCAGCACAGGGAAGTTTGCAGGATTGACAAACGCATCAGTCATACCAGCGTTCTCAAACCCAATAATACGGGCAGTATCGTCGATCTTGCTTGGCTTAGTATTGCGGTAGCGAGCTACGTTGTCTCGTCCAGATAGTGCAGCGATTGCGTCTTTAACGGCATTCTCCTGTCCTTCGTTTGCTGGAGTGATTGCTGTGATGTTAAGTAACTTCTCTGCCGTGATGAGCTTAAACGATGGGCTACCTGCACCATTGATGAGGTTGGAGCGGATGCTTGTGATATTCTTCCATTGCGCGGCTTCTTTCGGAGTGCCAAGTTCTTCAAGAATCTCATAGAACTTCTTCACATACTCGTATCCATCATCGCTGGATTTGGAGTTTACGAAGCGTTTGTAGAGTTGTTTGAAGTAAAGAGTTTGGCACTCGTTGAATCGGCGAATCTGAGTTCCAGATAGTTTTGCAGACTCGGCGGCATCCAGTTCTGCTTCGCCTTTGGTGCGTTGCTTCCCACCAGCGGTAGGTGCGTTGATTCGATACTGACCCATTCCCCTATACATATCTCCCATGAAGAACTGCATGAAACTCATGCTTTCTGCTACTGGAAGTTGGAAGCGGTTCTGGATGAACTTTGCTCCATCTGGCATTACGCTAATAGGCAACCATTCCATCTGCTTCAGCATCTTGGTCGCGTCTGGCCCTTGTCCTTCGATCATCAACATGGAGTTGAGTCGGACGGCATCTACCAGCGAGTTCATTGTGAAGTCATACTGACGGCAAGCAACGAATGCCGATTCCGCTTGGCTCTTGATGTCTTGGAAGAGTCCACTACCAACTGAGTCGGTGAGCATATACATGATCTCATCCCATGAGTCGAAGAGTCCAATCTTGAGCATCATAAACCCGTGTTGGGTTCTGATGTCATCTTCGCTGATCTTGCCAGCACCTTTGATGTTGGAGTTGATATAGTCGGAGATTGGTTGGTAGTCTTGAAGGATAATCGCCTTGCTGATCTTGCCGTCGAACTCCCTCCAGTAGACTTCGTAGAGGTCAATCTTTTGGTTTACCGATAGTGACCAGTTGAATCCAGATTCGCTGATCGTGCGGAAGAAGTCTTCACGTGTCTTGCGGTGGTTGCTGAATGCTCGGTGGAATCGGATAGCGTCAATTGCTGCGTCCACATTCCATCCCATTGCTTCTGCCGCTGCACGATTCTCGATCTTCTTGTAGAGTTCGTATGGAGTCAGACGGACACGGCGAACAAACTCCTCAAGGTTGCAGAAGTCGATCCTAATGTCGTCTGGAAAGAGAAGGTCGGAGAGGAAGACGTGTTCTGGCATCCATCCCATTGGTGAATCCCACATTCCAATTCCTTTTCCATACAGCAACATTTCCTCAAGGTCTTGCTCTGTATTGTAGAGGTATCCGGGCCATTCTCGGATTGCTTGGTCGAATGCTTGGGAAATGTTTTCGGAGTTAACGAGTCGTTCTTTTTCATTTCCAAATTTGCTTTTGATCGTGCAGCAAGCCTGCCGCTCGGTGATTACATCGTAGTAACTGGACTTCTGGTTATCAACGATAAATCCAAGTTGTCCGTAGTTTACATCTGATTGCCAAGGTAGTCGCTTCTCTGCGAGCTTGCTGTATCCCGTAGGTGGGAAGTTTTTATAGGCTTTGTAAATTCTAATCCTTTTATTTTCTCTTCCTATATTTGCTAACCTCAAATGGTTTGCAATATTCCAACAATGTGAGGCATTGCTTATCCTTGTATTTGGAGGATTACCATTTTCATCAAGTGTAGCCAAACTGAAATTATCATTCCCAACGCTTAAAGACATATATTAAATAAGTTGAAGTTCTTCCCACCTCAGTGAGTTTTTTGAATTTTTTTTAAGGTTTAGTTTTGCTGGCAATACCTGTAAATTTGTAGGTATATGCAATCCACCTTTAGACAATGGAATAATATGGTCAACATGAAACTGCAATCCAAATCTTTTTTCAAGTCTATCTGCTTGTTTGTAGAAACATCGCATAATTTTTCTTTGTTCTTTGCTTAAAGAAATTATTCCGTGTTTTTTTTGTGATCTTCTTTTTGCTATTATCTCGTTATGTTTTTCGGGATTCCTTTGATGCCATTTTTTGCAGACTTCATTAAATTTTTCTCTATTCTCCAATCTATACTTTTTGTTTGCCAATAATATACGATCTCTATTTTTATCAAAAAGACTTTTGTTTTTTTGTTTTGTCTTAATATAGTATTGATTGAATTTTTCTGATATAAGCCAAACCTCTTTCTTTCGAGTTATTCCCCAAAATATAAACCCATCTTCACGAACATATCCCCTTTTATGTTTTTTGTTTATTTCTGGCTGGTTTAATATCAATTTAGTTGTTGATGCTTTCTTTTTTGAACAATACTGATCAAATTTTTCTTTTTTAAGCCAAAGAGGTTTATTATGGTTTATTGCCCAATAAATCATTCCATCTTCTCTAACATCTCCTCTTTTGTGTTTTTTTTCAATCATTATCGTTAACGATAATACTATTTTCAAAATATTTGATTTAGTTTCTGTCTTCTTTTTTGACAGCTACTACATCCTTTTGCTTTTTGCTCTAATTTTGTTCCAACTATTACATCAATAGCGCGGGCCACTCCGTGAATTGCGTGGGCAACGTGATCTCCAGCCCCCATCCAGCACCTGTCTTGTGGTTGCCTATCGCATATTTGCGTTTCTACCATCTGCTCAATGTTGCTTGGTAGTTCAACTCCGTTTGAGCGATAATCCTTCTGGATATTCTGCATCAAGCTACTCCATGTGCTTCCGTAAACAATCGCAGGGAATGTAAGATTGTTGCGCTTGATCTCATACCGCCAATACCATCCACCGACTGGAGCGAGGTTTTTGTTTTTCAGTTTCATCTTGCCTTTGCACGGAAAATATATTTTCTTATTGATATGTCAAGAGTTTTTTCTTCCAACAAGGGTATTCAAAAATATGGGATGAAGTTTCCAGAAAACATGGACGAACTTGGAATAGAACTTTTCTGCTACTCTATTTCCCGTGGAGAATTCGGAAAAGAATACTGCGTTAAACACAATATACAACTATCAGACTTTAAGTTACTTTCTCCATCTGAACACTTTCTCAATGCCGTTAAACTTCAATGGCCGACTGAAGTTTCTATCTACAACCGAGGATATGCAAATACTCAGTTGATTAGGACGCTGGATGAGTTGTGTTCCAATACTGACATCTGCTTGGCGGGTGCTGCTTCGATGGGTAAATCGTTTCCAGTCGCACTTTGGGTTTACCTTGATTGGTGTGCTGCCCCGCATTGCACTTCTTCTTGGGTTGCTACAACTACTCTGGGTGCATCTGAAGATCGTATCTGGGGTATCATTTCTAAACTATGGAAGTGCGCAAGGGTTCAAATTGGAAAACTTGTAGACTATCGCCACATGATTGTTTGGGGTGGAGCATCGAACGACGAAGATAAAGATTATCGTAATGCGATAAAAGCTCTCGCCTTTCAGTCTGGTAACGAAGGTCAGAAGGCTATTGATACTACCCGTGGTCGTAAAAATGATCGTGTCCGCTTGGCACTTGATGAGTTGCCCGAAATGGAGTTAGGAGCAATCACCGCTCGCGTTAACCTTTCAGCAAACAACGATGTTACCTTTATCGGTATCGGAAACCCATCAGCAGGCGATAACCCTCACACTCGTTGGGCTATGCCAAAAGGATGTTCCAACTTCGATTCAGTCAATCCAGACATGATGAAGTGGGATACGGAGACTGGTGTTTGCTTGTTCTACAACGGCATGAAGTCTCCTAACTTCGATGCCCCGCCCAATGAACCATCTCCATTCCCGTTCCTTATGGATCGGAAGAAGCAGGAGATCATGCTCAAACAATGTTATGGTGACGAGAATGCTATCGACTATGTTCGTAACGCTATCGGTTGGTGGCCGAAGACTGGTTTTGCTCAAACCATTCTCACCGCTGATCTCATTCGTAACGCCGATACCAACGAAGAACCGCTTTGGGATTCTGAAGGATTTACTAAAGTAGCAGGATTCGATACCGCATTTACAGTCGGTGGTGACAGGTGCGTTCTGACTATCGCCAAACTTGGGTATGTGCGCGGGACTCGCAATCGTGTTATGTGGCTTGAGAGTCAGAAGGTAATCCAACTATCTGCCAACGCCGCTGCTGAGTTTGAAATTCAACTGGCTAACGAAGTTGTTAATTATTGCAGGACTGCTGGAGTGCAACCATCTAAATTCGGTATGGACGTGTCTGGTGATGGTGGCCGAGTCGGGCAAGCTATCATTCGTGAGTGGCTACGCTTTGACTCGTCTGGAGCCGCTATCGCTCTTATCTCATCTATGGGTAAACCTACTGACCGAATCGCGGCAGAAGTTGATAAACGCCCGTGTAAGGATGTTTACGATAGGTTGGTATCTGAGTATTGGTATTCGGCCTATCATGGATTCAAGAGCCGAGTTATCTTTGGTGTTAGTCCATCTGATGAACTGGCGCGGGAACTTTGCATTCGCCGATACACGATTAAGTCCAAGAAGATTTCTGTAGAAACCAAAGATGACTTCAAAGGTAGAACAGGATTCTCACCCGACTTGGCTGACTCGTTTTTATACTGCCTCGAAATGGCGCGGCGTAATGGACTCGTATTTATCGGAAACGATAAACCAGTTCCGACTAACCGATTTTGGGCGCGGGATGAGGTATCAATTGATACCACTCCAGATGATGACTACGGATCAGACGATAATGGAGATTGGTAATACTGGGCCAAGGCGTTACTCTTGGTCATGGTTTTAGTGACGGCCCCATGTATTGCCGTTTGGCTCTTTTTGCCACTTTACACAAGACTACTTCAAAGCTCGCAGTTAGCTGCATGACTCCATGCTTCCCAGTAAATTGTTACCCGCCGCAGCACTCTTCCAGAATCCAGAAGCATTGCCATACTGCGCTTTGCTCAAACAGCCGTGAGTGCTTGCACGGCAACCGCACTTCTTGAACATCGTCCGGCATAAGAACGGGCAAATTATATTAAAGATCAATCGAGAATACCTTCAAGTTCCAATGTATTCGCTACTTCTTCTGGGACTACGATACGGATTACTTTCTCCCCGTCAAGGAAACCAAGAGTTTCTTTCACGCGAATATCGCTTTTCTTTACCCAGCATTGATTGAACTTCTGCCTAAACAGAATCTTTGTTGGGTTCTCTCCTACTTCTGTTCCCTCGCAAATGATGCGGGATTCAAACGTTGTATTCATAAATTAGATAATTGTTCTCTCTGGCCCATGCAGGGTTGTCGTGAATGTAGGTATGACATTTTCTACAGACTGCCATGAATGATTCCTTTTTACAAAGGTTCTTGCCCCTGCCCTTTTTATGGTGAATGTCAGTTGCATACATCCCACAAACTTCACAGGCGTAATCTTTTTCTTCAAGGAATTCTTTCCTAACTTTCCTATAAGACTCATTCCTTTGTTTGCCCCTTTGAGAAAAGGTATTTAGTTTTCCTCCGCGCTTTTTGAAACCCGTTTTTGCTTTAAGTGGGGTTTTTCTTCGTAGCATAGTGCGATTACTTTCTCTACTTGTTCTTTCTTTAGGATGCTCTTGGAGTTTACTTCGATCTGGTTGATGAGTGATCCAGTCACGCCGATCTTCTCTCCAAGCTCTCGGACAGTCAACCGCAACATCCTGCGTGTCTCACGCAACTGGGTGGCGAAAGTTTTCCTCCCGATAGAACGAACCATGCGTGATTGCTCGTAGGCAGTCATGCAGGACTCATATGCGTCTTCTAAAGGATGTCTCATTTCCAGAAAAAATAAACCAAGACTATTGACAAGTCAACACTTTTTTGATACTATGATTGCTTATGGATAACACAAACCCAATGAATAAATTAAACCCGAAACTTCAAGAGTTGATAGCCAGCGTAAGGAAGACAGTTTTAGTTACAAATATGTCTCTCGCTACCGCACTTGAAACTTCTTTCATGGCTACCTACGAAAATAAAAATGGCATCTGCTCTATTGCAATGAGGAAAGATAACACAGCTATCATGCTCGCCAATGGAACTAAAGGAGATGTAGTTTACAAATGTGATTTCATTATCAACGGAGAAGGTATCGGTGAACGCCGCGCCATCTTCCAATGCGAAGACGCAGAGAGTGCAGAAGAGATTTACGAACTACTCAACGACAGGATGTATGCTTGGTCAAATGGTGAGATCAACGAAGTAGGTGTAGACTAATTATCGGAACCGATAAAAAAGATGCTTGACATAGAATACAACCTGTAGTAGTTTTCAGTCGTGCGAGAAAACTTGCGCCGTCTGCGTGAAGAACAGACGAGAATCAGAAGTAATAAATTGAAATCAAAATATCACCCACTCTTTAGTAGATATTCTTCACCCGTCATTTCGCCGGACTTCTGCTGCTAAAGAGGGGGTGGCCTTTTTAATATGAGTAAAAGCAGTGCGTTAATGGATGAAACGCCAATAATGTTTCAGCCATCGCTGGCAAAACTTGTTGGCTTACACGAAGCAATCGTCTTACAGACACTTAGGTTCTGGTGTGGAAATAAGAAGTCTGGAAAGATTATAGATGGTGAAAGATGGATTTACAATTCAGCCGCAGAGTGGCAGGAATTATCTTTTCCTTTTTGGTCAACGAAAACAATTGGAGACTTATTTCTGACACTTGAAAAAATGGGATTGGTGAAGTCAGAACAGTTCGATTTGAAAGAAGGAAAGGCTCGAAAGTATTACACTTTGACGGAAGCCGCGCTTACTGTTTTGACCATTGAGAGGGCTACCCATTTGGAAGATTCTTCTACATCCATTTGGAAGATTCTTCCTGACCATGTGGAAGATTCTTCTCGTTCCGCGCGGGCGCGTCATATTAAACAATATACAGAGAATCTAACAGAGAATACAAAACCCCTAACCCCTTTGCAATGGGAAGAGGAAAGTTCGGCAATGGCCTCACATTCCTCAGTTGAATTGAATCAACCAAATCTATTCCCGACTAACCCAAGTGAAGCTAACGCTTCGGGTTCGGCTAACGCCAAACTGAACTCTGCCGATGGCAATGGAACTACCCCCCCAATTCCGCTCGCCCCCCCACGAACCAAAAAACTCTTTTTGGTCGCCCGACCAAATGGAGTAAGCGAGCAAGTCTGGAACGACTTCATCGCACTCCGTAAAGCCAAACGCGCCCCGCTATCAGCAACGGCACTCTCGGTCATCGTCAAAGAAGCAGAGAAGGCAGCGATGCACATTGAGGAGGCATTGACCGAATGCGTCACCCGTGGATGGCAGAGCTTCAAGGCTGAATGGATCAAACCTAAAACAACAACCAAACCAGAACGATTCTCCAACTTTTAAACCCAAATGAAAAAAGTCCCAATAGCACGAAAGAGTGAAGCGGCAGCACTGTCGCTGATAGCAATTGACAGTAACATCCTTTCCCAACAAACATGGGATAGTGGTTATTTCGCCATAAACGCCAACAGAATCGTTTTTGAAGCTCTCCAAGGGGTTCACCAGCGGACAGGGGTTTGCTGCCCGTTCTCTGCCATTGCTGAGTTGGAAGCTACAGGAAAGTTAGATGCGGCGGGTGGTGAAGAATCTGTCCATGACACATTACGCACGATGAACGTAGCTTCGGGTAAGGTTTGCCAAGATATGGCTGACGATTATCGGAAGCACCTGCACCGCACTAAAGCCTACCGCGATGTCCTTACTCTCATGGAGAAGGAAGAAGTAAACCTACGTGCAGGCAAAGCGGATTTGAAGGAATTATCGGAAACGATAATGAGTTTGACGGAAGATAAGACAACCAAAATTACTCCAGTCAAAGACCTGATTATCGAAGTAGTCGATGAGATGGAGGGTAAGGTGGAAAAGGAATGTTTCTATACTGGATTACTCAAGCTGGACCGGGCATTTAAAGGGGGGGTTCACAAGGGAGAGTTGATTACTTTTGCGTCTGAAACTGGTGGCGGAAAATCAATCGAACTCGTCCAAGCGTCAGTAGCAAACTTGCTAGAAGGAAAGTCAGTTGTATTTTTCTCACTAGAAATGTCGGCTAAGGACATCTTAACACGAATGGCTTGTAATATGTCAGGGTATGAGATTCGTGAACCAGAAGACTACAAGAACGCAAACCAACATGAGCTTATGAAAATCAACGCCGCACTTTTGCAGTTGAGCAAATTACCATTAAACATTGTTGATGACGTAGATGATCTTCAAGACATCCTATCTATTTCAAAGCGATTTATTGGAGAAAACAAGGCGGACGTAATTGCGGTGGATTACATACAAATCATCTCATACGACAAAATTGAAGGTAGGGAGGGGCAAATATCTGAAATCACTAGGCGGTTGAAGGTATTGGCTCAGAAGAATAAGGTAGTTGTAATGACGGCTTCTCAGTTGAATGATGAAGGAAAATTGAGAGAGTCAAGGGCCATCGGGCAGCACTCTAACCAAGTTGTGTATATCGAGCATATCAAAGATAAAAGTAGGATAGTCGTGAAAAAGAATCGACGTGGAGTGAAGAATTATTCTTTTGAGATCAAGATGCGTGGTGACATCTCAAAACTTGAGGAGGTATACTAATGACAATCGACCAAGCATACGGAAAAGCGTTGAAGTATCTGGAGGCGGCAAACTCAATTTGGGAAGCTCAAGACAAGGAAAGGTATTGCATTGCAGAGAACTATCATAACGAAGGACTCAAGATAATGAACCAGTATTTTTCTGAAACAAAAGTATTGACACAGATACAAGATATTGATAGTATGCTCCCATGAGTAACACATCAGAGACGGCTTTAGACAGGGCTTTTGCTTTGCTAAAGTGTAGTCCTATTAAAGACCCTGAGAATTCATCTGAATACGGTCGCGCAGCTTATAATTTGTCTGTACATTGTCAAGGAAAAGAAGATGTATCTGAGGCAGCAATGCGAATTTTTGCACATCGTATTGCTGAATTGGAACGCGAGCTCAACGAAGCACGAGCAGAGCTGGAAGAATACAGGTCAATCGCAGAAAATATTGGAGCGGAGAAAGCTGTTTCTGAAAAAGAAAAAGCGATCCGCGAGCGCGACGAGGCGCGGGAGATTTCAAAAGAATTGCTAAATGCGTTAAGCAAACTTGTTGCGCTGAACACTAAAATGACAAGCGACGACTGCACTTATGAGAGGGCATATTATTGCTACTACAAGGGGCATTATGACAAGTGGAAATTAGCCACTGAAGCCCTTGCCAAAGCTAGGGAGGGCGCGAAATGAGCAGACCAACACCAGAGACGGATGCGCTGGATCGTGAATTGCATAACCCTCGCGTTCTTCAAGATCAGTATAGTGAAATGATGGAACACGCCCGCCGACTTGAGCGCGAGCGCAACGAGGCGCGGGAACGCATTGAAAGACAAAAATTGGAAATCAATCGCTTGAATGGCGCAACGAACCATGCTGGAGGAACCCCGCTTAAAATCGCTTTACGCGAGCGCGACGAAGCGCGGGAGAAAGCCGAACGCTATCGGTTAGAGGCGAACGCAATTATGCTTCAACGCGACGAGGCACTGATGGATCGCGCCAATGGTGACATTGCCACAATGACAATCAACCACTACGAGCGCATTTTGCGCGAGCGCGAAGAATGGAAAAACAAAGCATACTCCCATGCTACAGACTACACTCTAATGGAAGCGAAGTGTTTTAGATTAGAACAACAACTCAAAGAATATGATCAACTCAAGAGCTAAAGGAGCAAGAGGTGAGCGGCAGTGGAGAGATCAACTTCGCGCCGAAGGCTACACTGCTAAACGAGGACAGCAATTTGCAGGAGGACAAGACTCACCAGATGTAATCTGTGAGGAACTGAAAGGTAAACTGCACTTTGAAGTTAAGTGTGTTCAGAATTTGAATTTAGATAAGGCTTGCGAACAGGCCGAGCGAGATGCTAAAGGCATTGCTTGGGCCGTGGCTTCTAAAAAAAATAATAAACCTTGGAAAGTAACCATGTCAGCGGAAACATTTTTTTTGTTATTACGAGATGGAATTGATGGTTTAAATTTAAAATCATGAACGAAACATTTGAAAGATTTTGGTCAAAAGTAGATAAAAATGGAACTGTCCCAGTTCATGTAGATAATCTTGACTCATGCTGGAATTGGATTGGTTCTAAAAATACAAGAGGATATGGTAACTTTAGATTTAATCGTAAAGTTGAAAAAGCACATAGAGTTTCATATATTTTTTCTTGTGGACAAATATCTAATAATATGTGCATTCTTCACAAGTGCGACAACCCATCTTGTGTAAACCCAAATCATTTATTTATTGGAACACAAGCAGAAAATAATGCTGATAAAGCAAGAAAAAAAAGGCATATAAGTGGTCAATCCAAAAAAACTCATTGCCCTCAAGGTCATCCATATCACGGAGAGAATTTATATATCAACCCAATTACAAATGGTAGGGGTTGTAAAAAATGTAGAACAATGCAGGCATACGCCTCAAGAGATAGAAATAAAAATTTATGAAAAAACCAACAACTAAAGCAGGTAAGGCCGCGAAGGTGGCAAAAACAATGCGTGAATACAAAGCTGGCAAACTGAAGGCTGGCATCAACCCTAAAGGCCCGAAGAAAGCACCAATGGCTAAGAGCCGCAAACAAGCAGTTG